CGTACAGAATCATTTGTGAAGGATGACGCTATGGCTAAACTAGAGCGGCGCGAGACTCCGGGCGAAATCGAAGTCCGCGACCACGGCGGCAAGGTGGTTATCGAAGGCCACGGCGCTGTCTTTAATCGCCTCTCCCATGATCTTGGGGGATTTGTCGAGAGAGTATTGCCCGGCACGTTCACGAAGACTATTCAGGAAGCCGACGTTCGGGCCTTGTATAACCATGATAAGAACATGGTCCTTGGCCGCAATAAGTCCGGCACCCTGGATTTGTCTCAGGACGAGTCCGGCTTGTACTACCGAATCTACCCACCCGATACCTCATACGCCCGCGATTTGCAGGTGGTTATCGAGCGGGGGGATGTGACAAGTTCCTCATTCGCTTTCTACAACGTCCACGATGAGTGGGGCCAGACTGAAGCGGGATATCCGCAGCGCAGTATAAGCGAGGTCAGGTTGGTCGATGTGTCACCCGTGACATATCCGGCTTATCCTGACGCCGACTCTGGTATGGGCGTTGATCGAGGTGCGGCCCTCCTGGGGCTTGCCACTCGAAGCGGTGTGGAAATCACAGACCTGTCGGATGCTGACAGTATCCGGCGAGCACTTGCTGGTGAGCACGAGGAATCAGAATCGAGCGAATCTCACTCTGATGCCCTCACAATTACTCGCTGGCAGCGCCGAGCCCGCTTTATGGCGGATCTTGAGCGCATGGTGAAAGAACAGTAAGGCCGCACGCTATGCACCTTACATCCGTAAGAATATTCATTTCAACTGAAAGGACAGTCTAATGGCTGATCTGATTAAGGGCCTAGATGAGAAGCGCCAAGTTGCGCTGGCTCAGGCTAGGGAAATTGCCGAGCGTGCGGTGGCAGGCGAGGAAAAGGCCGAGGACGAAGAAGCCTATACACGGGCTAACGCGGACTTCGACCGGCTCTCTGGTCTACTCCACGATGAACAGAAGCGGGCTGCCGATGAGGCAGAAACCGCTGCTGCATTCGCTGCCGCCGCAGACCGTGCTGGTCTGCAACAGGTTCAGCGCGATCACGACGCTAAGCCCGTCACTGACAAGTGGCTGGTCGAGGCACGCGCCGCTATTGCGGGCAAGGAAAACACCAAGGGCGGCACGAATGAGCGGATGCCACAATTCGTTCAGATGCGCAATGCCTACGGGATGCCCGAACTGCGACTGGTCGGGTACAACCTCGGATCCCCCGGTGGCGAGACTGTGCAGGAAACCCTGTCCAGCACGCTATTCCGCAAACTGTTTGACGACAGTGCCATTCTCTCTGCCGGTGTGCGTGTTTTCCACACCACGGGCGGCGAGCGGGTCAAGTTCCCACGGCTGACCAGTCGAGGGCCTTTGGCGCAGACTGATGCGCGGGTTCCCGAGCAAGGCCAGATCAAGAAATCTCAGGCTGCGTTCGATCAGGTTTCATTCGACGCCTACAAGTATGGTCACATTGCCCAGGCCGACCGCGAGGTTATCCAGGACAGTGTTATCAATATTCAAGGGCTGATGGGTGAACTGATCGGGACCAACATCGCTGAGTATCTTGGCTATGACCTGACCCTCGGCACCGGCACCGGTATGCCTAAGGGCGTCGTTCCCATTGTCGCCTCAGGCGCATTGGTCACGTCTTCCACGGGTCACACTGGTATCATTCAGAACTCCGACGAGTTGCTGGACATCATCTGGAAACTGAAGCCTGCCTATCGCAAGAACGGCAAGTTCCTGATGAACGACCTGACCGTTCTCACCTTCCGCAAAATGAAATATGCGGTCGATGGGCACTATGTGTTTGAAGCCGGACTCTCCGGAAAACCTGACTCTCTGTTGGGCTACCCGCTGATGTGCGACCCGAACATGGCAGCCCAGGCCCTGGGTGCAAAGTCGATTGTCTTCGCGGACTTCGATAAGTACTGGGTCCGGATGGTTGCCGACCTTCGGGTTGAATGGTCCACCGAATATGCCTGGGACACCGACCTTGTGTCGGTCAAGGGTGTGCTGCGCGCCGATGGCGATGCTATTGACGACTCCGCATTCGCTGGGTACGTGGGTGCGGCTACCTAATAGCCGAATCGTGGGAGGGGCCGGGGTAACACCCGGCCTCACCATGGTGAATGTTGGGAGGCGTTATGTCATTGAACTATGATCCGTTGGCGACAATACACGCCGAGATAACTGAACGCGAACGGCTCCGCGAGCGTGAAATGCGTTCGCTGAACAAACACTTGAAATTCCGAATGCACGCGATCAAGGAATTGATCCTTGCTATGTTTGCCGCGCAGGTTGTCCTGCTCGATGAACGATTCGGCACCTCGGTCAAAGCCCTGGACGCGGCTTTCGCCGCCGCTAAACTCGCGGTGGATACTGCCCAACTCGCCGCTGATAAAGCGGTTGATCGAGAACGCGACACCACGAACAAACGATTCGACGCTATGGAACACAAACTGTCCGAGATGGGCAGCCGGGTGGACGTGAACACAGGTGGGGACACAGCCACCGCCGTCGCTGAGGTTGGTCGGCGGGCCAACGTCATGCTGGTCATTTCTGCCGTGTCCGCGGTCATCGCCTTCGCGGCCCTGTTGCTCGTGGTCGTGCTCTGACCCGTCGCTCGGCCACCACTACCCGGTTGCTGCCCCGGGAAGGCCCCCAGGGCTGAGGTTCAGGCTTGGGTGCTTGCTCCCCTACACGGTAGGGGGTTGCGCCAGCCGTAGGGGCCTTCCCGGGGCTCTAAACACACATCGCTCTACGGCCCCTTCCCGGGGCGCGTTGGCTTCTATCTCCCGAAGGAGACAAAAATGGCACTAACAATCGCTGTCGCCAGCGCCCAGGCACAAGGTGCCGCACTGGCTACCAACATCGGCGCGGGTTCGACTATCCAGATCCGATCCGGCACCAAACCGGCGACCCCCGAAACGGCGGCATCTGGCACGCTGCTGGTGACCGTGGCGGTTTCGGGCTCATTCACCTCGACGGGCGGCGTGCTCACTGCCGCTGACCCTGCATCGGTAGCCCCTGCTGCATCCGGCACTGCCGGACATTTCCGGCTATTGACTTCCGGCGCGGTGGCAGTCCTCGACGGCACGGTTAGCGTATCCGCAGGCGGTGGAGATATGCAATTGGGCAGTCTCACGATCACGACCGGGGTAAATGTTGACATTGGCGTCCCCACGATTACCATTCCAGTCGCCTAAGTCCGTTTAACCTGAGGTATTGATGGAAGGGGCGGTGACCCGTGACTGTCGCATTTGTTCGTAACGTCGTCACGGGAATCAACAAAGCCACCGCGACGACAGTTGCCTGTTCCGCGATTGCAACAACCGCTGTTGCGTCGGGGAACACCCTTCTTCTGTACGCTGCCGCGAAGAACATCACGGCGACCACGCCCACAGTATCTAACATCAGTGTTCCCTCGGGCGAGACGGCTGCCTGGGTTGAACAAGCAAATCACCTTTCTGCCTCGGGCTCATCGGGTGGAGCCGTTATAGGTGAACTTTGGGCCATCACGACGACAACGCCCTGGGCTGTTGGGACGGTTATCACCGTAACATGGTCCGGGTCGATCACCGCGAAGGTTGTCGTCGTTGATGAGTTTTCCGGAGTAAGCACCACTCCGCGGGGTACGTTCGGGTCTGCCTGTTCGGCCAGCGCGGCGGTGTCTGCGTCCACTTCTGGGGCGGCACTCGTGGCCGGGGATCTGGTCATCGGAGGCTTTGACTACGCAGGCGTCACCGCCCGTACCTCAGACACCGACACGCTTAATGGTTCATGGAGCACCGCTTATGGTGCCGGTACATCGGGCAGCGGCTCTACTTCCAATATCTACGGCATAATACAGTATAAAATTGTCAACGCAACCGGGGCGCAAACATATGATCCCACGGTAGGTTCGTCCGCTAAGGGCGTTGTCATTGCGGCGCTGGTTCCTGCTGTCACAGGCAATGCTGGCGACCTGGACACTGTAATCCCACTGATTACTTCCGATATCCCGGGTGACTCTACTAACGCGGGCACATTGTCCGCGTCCACCCCGAGCCCCACCGCCGATATCGAGGAGATACTTCCGGTTACCGGCACGCTCACCGCGCTGACCCCGCGAATCACGAGCACAGTCAACGGCACGCAGACCGATCCTGGCACGCTAACCGCGCTGACCCTGCGAATCACGAGCACCCTGACCGGTGTCTCGAAGAACCCGGGCACCCTGGCCGCTGCCACGATCACGCTCACCGCTGCCCTGGCGGGCACGGTAAAGGATCTGGGCACGCTCGCCGCGCCGACTCCGCGAATCACGAGCACACTCAACGGTACTCAGACCGATCCCGGCACCCTCTCTGCACCCGCGCCGCGAAACACGAGCACTCTCAACGGTACTCAGACCGATCTGGGCACGCTAACCGCTGCCACGATCACGTCTATCGCTGCCCTGACCGGTGCCTCGACGGACCCCGGCACCCTGACGGCGCTGACATTGTTGGCGGCAGCCACACTCGACGGCGAACTGGTCGATCCCGGCACCCTGGCAACCGCTGTCCCGATTCTCGCGGCGGCGCTCGCTGGCACGTCCACCAACCCCGGGACACTGGCCGCGGTCGCGCCGCTTCTAACGATGGCGCTCGCCGACCAAGTAACCGTCCTCGGAACGCTGGCCGCGCTGGCTCCGCTAATCACGGGCACCCTGACGGGGGCCTCGACGGATACCGGCACGCTGACGGCGCGGGCACTGTTGTCAACAGCCACACTCACGGGAACGGTGACCAATCCGGGCACCTTCGCCGCTGCCACGATCACGCCTATTGCAGCCCTTACCGGCACCGTAAAGAACCTGGGCACGCTAACACCGTTGGCACTGTTGGCAATAGCCACACTCAGTGGCACTCAGACTGATCTGGGCACATTCAGCGCATCCACGCCGCGGCTAACCGCTGCGCTCGCTGACGTTCCGACTGTCTTCGGCACACTGAACACAGCCACGTCGCGCATAACGCTTGCAATTACAGGCGCGTCCGCTAACACGGGCACCCTGGCCGCGCCCACGTCACGAATAACAGGCACGCTCACAGGAACCCAAAGTAACCCGGGCACACTGGGCACAGCCACGTCGCGCATAACGATGACGCTCACAGGCACGTCCGCTAACACGGGCACCCTTACCGCGCCCACGTCACGAATAACCATTGCAATCACAGGCACGTCCGCTAACGCGGGCAGTCTCAGTGCGGCCACGTCGCGCACCACCATTGCACTCACAGGCACAGCCACCAACACCGGCACACTGGCAGCGGGAATCCCCCGTCTGATAGGCGTACTCCGCGACGTGATAACGGTGTTCGGCACGCTGTCTGCGCTGGCTCCGCGAATCACCGGCACCCTGACCGGGACACAGACGACCGTGGGCACGCTCGTGGCCACCGGCCCCCGGACGACGGGCACACTCTCGGGAACGTTTACCAACTGCGGTGAATGGACCGCTGGCACGTTCATGCTCACTGCCGAACTGACCGGGGACTCGATCAACCCAGCCCTTGTGTCTGCTGCGACATTGCTGCTAACGACGGCGTTCGCCCTGGGCGTATACCGGAACGTTATTGTCATCATGGCCCCCCAGCACAATGCTGAGGCCGAATTAGCCCGACGGCTGAGGGGGATCTCAGTAAGGCCGAGCCACTGAAAGGAATATCATGGCTGAACGGTACTTCACCCTGGGTGAATTGCGGGCGTCGGACGTGGCCGCACTGTCCAATGAGGAAAAATACCCCGATGTCACATTGCAGGCCGCGCTGGATTCCGTCGAGGTGGAATTTGAGCGGATCTGTAACCGAGCCTTCGTGACTCGGCCTTACAGTGAAACGGTCCTCGGTGACGGGACATCATCCGTCTATCTAACAAAGAATGAGCCATCCACGATCCTCACCATCGACGGCGTTGCCGTCAACACGGATGACTTCGCCAGTGATGGGTTCAAAACACTCACGCGACTCGACGGATTGCTGTGGACACTGAATCAGAGGTTCCTCATCGAATACGAATACGGGACACCCGTTATTCCTGCCGATATCAAGGACGCGGCGATTCACCGGGCTCGTGGCAAGGTGGTGTCCGGGCGCTCCCGTATTGACGAACGCGCAACGATGATGCAGATTCCCGACTTCGGTACATTCAATCTGGCGACCGCCGGTAAAGGTGGCTCGTGGACAGGGATACCTGATATCGACGTTGTGCTAAATGACTATGCGTATGGCAGGGGCGGCGCATACTAATGACAGACTCAATCGGCACCACGGCATTCGACGCCAAGGCCGCGCTGGTCACACTGCTCAACGGGGCCGCCGATCCGGGCGAGCCCCTGGCGGGCGTGGATATCTGGTATTCCTACCAAGGGGCCAGCATGGAAATGCCCCGCGAGGTTGTCTGGCTCGGTGAGGTTGATTGGATTGACGAGACAGCAGTCTCGCTCGGCGCGATGAAACGTGTCGAGGAATACGAAATCGTTTTAACTGTCGAGGTACATCGTCCTGGGGATACTCAGGAGGAGGCCAATGCCCGGATCAAATCAATGTTCCAGGCAGTCGAGGCCCTGCTGCGACAGCGCAATCCCCTGGGGTTGCCAGACATTGAGTCCTGCGGAATCAAGCCCAAGATTTGGGGCGAAGGTCGAGACGCTGATGGGCGCGGAGCTATTCTCGTAAGTAAAATCCGCGTTCGCGCTCGCATATAAGGAGGCTACCCCAAATGGGTGGATCGTCTGCACAGTTTATGATCGGCAAGGAAACCGTCTACGGGACCGCCGTTGTCCAGACCAAATCCTTCGAGATTATCTCCGAGGATTTCAAGGGTAACTACCCCCGGCTTCAGGCTGAAGCATTGTCATCGGCGTTTGTGGATCGGGCTGACCGGTCTTCCGTGGTCAGGTCTAAAGGCGCTGCCGGTGGCGTCGAAATCGAAGTCCTGACAAAAGGATTCAACGCATTCCTACGCTACATGATGGGTGACGTGGCTACGGGCACAGTGGTTGAAACATCGTGCTATACCCACACCGCCACGATTGCCAGTTTGATGGGTGACATGCTTACCTGTCAGGTTGGGCGTCCTGATAATCTGGACGTGGTACGGCCTTGGACCTACGAAGGTGGGAAGGTCACCGGTTTCGAGATTTCAAACCAAGTGGACCAGACCCTTCGCTGTAAAATCGACATGGACTTTGAAAAGGAATCCAACCCCGATACGCCTACCGGTGCTTATAGCCTATCCACCAATGTTCCGGTGGTCGGCGCGGAAGTGCTGACCTGGGCGGGTGGCACTGTCACTATCGGCGGCGTCATCACTGACGTGGCTGACTTCTCCGTGAAAGTGGACAACGGTCTGAAGGTTGATACACAATATATCAATAAGGCCGCTCCCGGCAAACGTGAGCCGACACAGAATGACAAGCGCAAGATCGAGTGGGCATTCAAAACCCCTTATGTGGATAACACATTCTGGGAAAAAGTGTCTGCCGAAACCAATGCTGGCGCGACTGCCATTCTCAGTGCGAAGTGGGAAGGTCCGACTCTGTTGGGCACGACCATTTACCCATCGCTGACCCTTTCGATTCCCGTGGGTGTCTTCGATGACGGTGGTCCCGTTGTCGCCGGACCCGCAGCCCTGGAACAATCATTCAAGGGCCGTGGTCTGTTCAACGGCACCGACTCGGCGCTGACTATTGTTTACGTCTCTGCCGACGTAACCAGTCTGTAATGCCATCGCCGGGGAATACGTCCTATGCTCACATCGACTATAGCGACGTAACGAAATTCGCACGAGATATAGCGCGGACCCCGGCTGACATTGCCCGAGCCGAAAACCGATTCTATGCTGCCTCAGTCGGCGCTGTCATTGGGATGGCGCAGGCCGAGGCGGCTACGGTCGGGCGGCAGGCAGCCAAGGCCGCAGCAGACCTGAAGCCCATCGGTATTAACACCGTGCTTTATGGTGGAAAGGGCTACAGCAAAGGCGCTGAATTCGGCTCCATTCAATACAAGCAATTCAAAATGTGGCGAGGCAATTCCGATGACGCAGGCTATTTCCTATGGCCCGCCATCAGGCAATTCAGAGACAAGGAATTCCGCACTGAGTGGGATCGAAGTGTCTGGACTGTTATTCAACGTGATTTCACTAACAGAGGGATATAACAATGACCACTTCAAAAAAGGCTGTCGCTCCTGCAAAGCGTAAGATTCGCCTCGACATGGACTCGCTGACTCTGGGTGATTTGGAGGCTTTCGAGGAGGTTGTCGGCGGCGACCTTATGGCGGCGCTCGCTCCCCAGATTGTTCGGGACGAGAACGGCAGGCCGGTTCCTGATTTCAAGGACCCGAAGCACCGCCCGCTGAAAGAGGTAAAGGTTAGCGCCAAAAACATGACCGGTCTGGTTTGGATTGCCCTTCGTAAGGACGACCCGGACTTGACGCTGGCACAGGTAAAGGCTATTCCCTTGAATAACCTCGACTTCGATCTGGCGGGTGCGGAAGGGCCGGACCCTATCGAACCCCCGCCGAGCGCGGTCGAGTAAGAAAACAGCGACTCAAATTGTGGTCTGAGGTCGCGTCATTTTACGGGTGGACGTTTGACGATATTCGATGCCTGCGGTTGGAGGAATTCAGCGCGGCGCTCGAATATGCTAATGAGTCCAGAGAAAGGTCTAGCCGAGAATGTCAGACACGAGGACTCTAAGAATTGTCGTATCCGGTGACTCATCCGGGGGACGGCGCGCCCTACAGCAAATCGGCCAGGAGGCTTCCGCTACATCGGGGAAATTCGATAAGGTATCGGGAGCCATGGCTGGCTTTGCCACCAAGGGTGGCATTGCTCTGGGTGCGCTCGCCGTAGGGGCGGGCGTGCTCGGGGTAACGACAGCCAGCAAAATGGAACAGGCGCAAGTCGCTTTTACCAACATGCTGGGGTCGGGCCAAAAGGCCAGTTCATTCCTGAAGGAATTGCAGGCATTCGCTAATTCCACCCCATTTGAATTCCCTGATCTTGTTCGCTCTAGCCAGCAACTGCTGTCGATGGGGTTCAAGGCACAGGACATTATCCCCACCTTGACCGCTGTCGGTGACGCCGTTGCGGCTATGGGCGGGTCGGCTGATAATATCGCAATGGTTACGCGGGCCTTCGGCCAGATGCAGGCTAAGGGTAAAGTCGCTGGCGATGAACTGCTGCAATTGACGGAACAGGGTATTCCGGCCATTCGCATTCTTGCTGATGGTTACGGTGTCTCGACTTCGCAAATGTCGGCAATGGTCACCAAGGGTCAGGTGCTGTCTGAAAAAGCCCTGCCTATGTTGGTGGCTGGCTTGGAGAAAGGCACCAAGTCCGTAAAGGGCTTTGGCGGAATGATGGAAGTGCAGTCCAAGACTGCACAAGGCCGCTGGTCCACGCTGGTGGACACGGTACAAATGGGCCTGGGAAACCTTGCCATTAAAGCATTCCCCCTGATGAACCAAGGGATCATTCAAGTTACGGCTGGGGCCACGGCCCTGGTCGCCGCATTCCAAACCGGCGCTGTTACCAAAGGCGGCGGCATTGTCGGCATGTTCACGACGGTCGGCCTCGCGGCGCGGGCGTTCGGCCAGTGGATCGGCACGGATGGCATTCCACTGGTCCAGAAACTGGGGACTGTATTCAAGGCGGTGGCTGATGTAGTCGGCCCTGTCCTGGGCGTAGCGTTCGCCGCCCTCATTCTGACTGTGCGCGGCGTGTGGACCGTTTTCACTTCTATCACAGGTGTTCTTAGCCAGCACCCTGCCCTGGTCCGTGTGCTCACCGCCGCGGTCGTGGCGCTCGGTCTGGCGTGGCTCGCATCGACGGCATATCTAAAGGCGTCTAATCTCGCCCTGAACATTATGACGTTCCCCACGAGCAAGATCACCAAGTGGATAATGCAGACCAACATCGCCAAGGCGGCGACCGCTGCCTGGACCGCTGCCCATAAAGTGCTGGAACTCGTAATGAAAACGGGTACGGTCGGGCTGGTCATTGCAGGCATCACCGCACTGGTCGCGGTCGTGGTGCTCATTGCCACAAAGACAACGTGGTTCCAGACGATTTGGGAATATATGTCTGGCGCGTTGGTTGCGTCGTGGAAGGCTATAACCACGGCGGCGTCCTGGGCGTGGAACACAATTCTAAAGCCCATATTCACGTTCATAGGATCAGCGGTCGGTCTGCTGGTCACTGGCTTCCAGACTGGTATCGGTTTCATTGTCACGGCGTGGCATGTCGTTACCGGCGCGGTATCAACTGCGTGGCATACAGTGATGGCCCCGGTCTTCGGGTTTATCCAGGGTGGCATTGCCATTGTGGTGGCCCTTTTCAGGGTCTGGCAGTACTTTGCCAGTCTCTACGTCCGGGCTATCGCTGCCGTAATGCAGTGGGCGTGGACTACGATCCTGTCCCCGGTATTCAATTGGATCGGCATGGCGCTCGGCGTTATGTGGATGGGTTTCCAGACCGCAGCCAATTGGATTAAGGTTGCTTGGAATGCAGTAGCCACCGCAGCACAATGGGCCTGGAACACAGTCCTGTCTCCGGTGTTCAATTGGATCGGCATGGCGCTCGGCGTTATGTGGCGCGGTTTCCAGACCGCGGCCAATTGGATTAAGGTTGCTTGGAATGCAATCGTCACCGCGGCACAATGGGCGTGGAACACAATCCTGTCGCCTGTGTTCACCTGGATTAAGAATGGGCTCTCCACACTGTGGGGCGCGTTCATCACGGCCAAGAACTGGATCGTTAATGCCTGGGAAACTGTGTCCCATGCGCTACGCAAAGGCTGGGATACCGGCTTCAGCGTGGTATTCGGTTATATCAAGACAGGGGTCGATGCGGTACGCGGTGCATTCAAGACCGCGGTCGATGCCATTGGCAAAGCCTGGACCACCATGAAAGACTTGGTGTCCAAGCCGATTTACGCCGTGCTGACTTTCATAGGCCAACACCTGAGTAAGCCGATCAACACATTCCTCACGAATATAGGCGCGGGCACGCTGGCCAAACTTCCCGAATGGAACTATAAGGCTGCCCAGGGTGGCGTCCTTCCAGGGTTCACGCCAGGGCGTGACATTCACCGTTTCACCTCACCCACAGGCGGTTCACTGAACCTGTCCGGTGGCGAGGCCATCATGGTGCCCGAATTCACCCGGGCCGCTGGCGGTGCCAGTGGTGTTGCTCGGTTGAATGCGCTGGCTCGGCGCGGCGCGTCGTTCGCGGGCGGTGGGATCTGGGAGTCGATGGCTTCCTGGATC